CCTGCCTTCAGCTTGAGGTGGTTTTGGATCGTCCAGAATCCTGTGATGGTCGCTGCTTCCGCTTTCCTTGGGAAGGCTGCGGAGGAATACCCGTTCAGCGTGTTGGCGTCATTGGCAGCGTTCTGAGCCACTAAGGACCAGTGATAAGCCGACTTGCCGGTCTTGCCGTCATAGCTGACATCGACGTTGTATCCAGCGTTGGCCCAATCATAGGCGGCGCCTTCATGGTTCCCAGCCAACTGCGCATTGGTCTGTGCGGTACCCGCATGGCCCTGAGCCTGATCTCGGTAGTCCTCGGCGGTATCCCTGGCGTTGATCGCTTGGGTCCGGTAGCCGTCCGCTTGGTTGGCCGCATTGATCGCCGCTGCCTGGGCCAACCCCGCTGCCGCCTCACTGTCAGACGCAGCACCCGCTGAATCGGAAGCCGCCGAGGCACTATTGCTAGCCTCTTGAGCCTTGGTGGTAGCCGTGGTGGCCGAACCTGACGCGGAATCAGCACTATTGGAGGCCGACAACGCATAACCCGACGCATCACCAGCGGCATCAAGTGCGACATCCCGGTACCCAAGGGTCGTGTTCCGATACGCTAAGGCATCGTCCTTGTAGCCATCAGCCGCAGAGGCCGAGTTGCTGGCATTCAGCTCAGAGGTGGACGCTTGATCCCTGTAGCCCTCTGCCGCATCGCGAGCTTCCAGGGCTTGGGTCCGGTAGCCTAGCGCGTTGTTTGCAGCACCCCCAGCCTCATCCGCCGACGCAGCAGCCTCAGCCTCACTGTTGGCCGCGTTGGTTTCGGACGTTGCGGCAGCACTCGCGGAAGCGCTCGCAGCATTGGCCGAGGAGTTCGCTGCACCGGCTGATAAACTCGCATTGTCCGCCGAGTCCGCAGCGTCATTGGCCGAACTCGCTGCAGCATTCGCGCTGCCCTCAGCGTTGCCCGCCGCAGTCTGGGCTGCCATCTTCGAGACCAAGGCAGCCGCCCGTTCCTCATCAGCCTTCTGTGCGTAGTGGTAGGCGGAATAGCCAGAGAGGCCATCGAAATCAACGGCAACATCCTCAGCTTCATTCGCCCAATCATAGGCCGCATTGACCTGTGCAGAGAGACTGTCGGAGACATTGGTTGCGGTCTCCAGAGCATTATTGGCTTCAGTGAATGACTCCTGAAAGAGGGAGAGCAATTGATTGAAGCCCAGATCGAGATCACGTTCTCGCAGGACTGACGCATCCTGAAAGTTGGTCAGCATCTCGTCGTTCTTGGTCCTACGCCGGACAGTCACCAGCGTTCCACTGGTGGGCACAAAGTCGATCTTGACGGTGCTGTCGGTGTCGAATGACCAATGGTCAGTCAGGGTTCCATCTAATAGAACCTGGACATAGGATGAGCGTAAGTAGTTGAAAGGGATGGTGAAATTTCGTGTAGACCCGTCAGCCACATAGTCGACGGTGGTGGTCACCGGCATCTGAAAACCTCCAATGAAACAGTAGGCAGGCGAATGAGTTCCAATGGGTCAACGAGTGACCCAAAGGAACTCTCTAGGAATGTCATTACCTCTCAGAGTAGAATGGCATGTCACTGACGGCTGCATTGAGCGCGTTCTGGACACCCCAGATATTCTGGAGAAGGATGAGTGACGTGAGGTCGCGGACGTTACCCTGTGTCAATTGCACGTCGGGATTGAACGCTGCCGCTGGGAAGTCAGTCATGACGCTGGAAGCCTTGTCGAGCATGTCGAACGTAGGGTTCCCGAGAATGCCCGTGCTCAGTCCAGTGGTTCGAGCATTTGCGAATAGCGCATCTTCCCCAATCGCTTCCATTGCAGTGTCAATTCCCATAGGTAATAGAGATGACCAGGCTGACCGGTAGAACCCATTCAGTGCCAGCTTCTCTGGCTGAAGGTTCTCTTCCAGGTACTCATCACGATCATCTCGCCCCGGTGCATTGGAATGGACCTTCAAGGCGTAGGCCAAGGAACCGGCCATCAGTGACGCGGAGAAGCTCAGGGTTGTCTCCATGTCGTGCATGCGTACCCCGTGGATCAGCTGTTTGCTCCAGGACACGTAGGAGAACGTCCTGAACTGCATGACCAGCTTGGCGAAGTCGTTGTGCATGATCTGCATGAGGTCTTGAGGATCGTTGCGCTGGATCGCCTTGCGTGTCCACTGGTGCATGGCATCCAGGAACCGTTCTCTGGCGGCGAGGTCGTCCCAGTTCTCCAGGTCCAGCGATCCCAGGCGGCGCCCGGTGATGCCTCCCTCGATCCACTTGCTGTGCTTCTTGAGCTGGTCGAAGACGCGATCCTTGATCTCGCCGGTCAACCCCATGGACTCCAGGCGCTGCGGGCTGAGCTTCCTGCCCTTACCGAGTGCCTCCCTGGCCAGACGTTGGGCTGCCGCTCGGGCTCCCATGCGCTCGGCGAACATCTGGATGGGGTGCATCAGCGAGACGTCCGAGGTCATCCTGTTGACTCGCTGGAGCCCACGGTCGAGCTTGGTGTTGATCAGGGTGTCCAATTGCCCGTCGTCATACCTGCCCATCGGTTGGTCGATCAAGCGGTCAACGCCTGGGGCCAGGACAGCCTCAAGCTCAGCCGACAGCTCATCGTCCAGCTCACCATTGGCCATCCGCCGGAAGACGCCACGAAGCGCGGGCATCTGGTCCATCATGTTGCGGAATCCGAAGTTACCCACAGCTGCCGCGAGATCAGGAATCTGAGCGATACCGACCTGCCCCATCACTCGGGAGAATTGGTAGGCACGCAGGGAGCGCATGACCCCGTAGGCTTTACGGTGGGCGTCGTTGTAGTCCCGCAGCGGTCGACCCATGATCATCTTGTGCACAGCCTTGAGCGCATCGAGGTCGGACTTGACCTGATCGGGATGGAGCCCGTAGCGGTGCCCGCTGTTCTCGATGGTCTGCACGAGCTTCTCGAAGTCAGCATCAGGTCGCCGGAACCCCGCTTCAGCCAGGCCGATCGAGCCGGACATCTGGCGCAGGTAGCTCTCCATGATGACTTCAGCGTTGTTCTCGAACATCTCGTCCAGCCGGACCAGCGTGCCATCCTCAGCAGCCATGGATTCCGCTTCGTTCAACGCTAGGCGACGCCTGGCTCGGGTGATCTTGCCGGTCTCCTTGGAAGCCGTACCACTGACCAGATCGTCGAGTCGGTCGAGGTCTTCCTCGCTGAGCTTGCGCAACGGCGAGTCAGCATCGGCCTCAGAGGCCATCTTCTGCAGTTCCTCCTTGAGCCAGCGGGCCTGGTTCCCAGCGAACAGTCGACCGGTGAAGGGGTCGCTGCGTGTCTGGTGGCGCTTCACTGCACCGATGTAGGCTGAGGCCAGCAGGTCGGCGGCTTCACTGTCGATGCCCTCGGACCCGTTCATGATCGCGTTCGAGACCAGCCGTTCCAGACGCACAGACCCCAACTTGGCTTCCAGCTTGCGCAAGCCGTCATGGCTGTGGACGCGCATGAGGTACTGAGGATTCTCTGGGATCTCATCGAACCCGTGGAGTCCTGCCCGCTGGGCTCGCTCGAGGACTTCAGCGTTGATCTCTCGAAGCGCGTTGGCTGCACGCTGGACGTGAGGATCGGTGGTGTAGTTGGGATCACGGATGGTCCGTCCGACCTGCTCCGCAAACTGATCGCGGCCCTTGCCGGACCAGCGCTGGGCACCGTTGAGCCCCTGTGCCTTGGCCCATTCCTTGTAGGCTGGGAGGTACTGGCGATAGGACTTGGCCATGCTCGACCGGAAGTGCCTGGTGGAGCGGTCCATCGCGTTGACAGGGGCTGGGCCTTTGCCAGCTCGCCCGTGCAACGTTGGGAACAGCCGCTCGGCACCCCAAGCGAGGACGTCATGAGCACTGCCGAACAGGCGACCCCGCATGTTGAACTCACCCTTGGCGGCATTCTTCGGGGGCCGGTCACGCTTGGCGATCTCGACGAGGTTCTCTTCTGATTCCAACAGCGTGTCGTCGACATAGTTGGCGTAGGCAGCACCGGCAGAGTTGCCCTGATCGGGAGCATCCGGCGTGTCCTCGGCGTTCACCTTGGACACCACCTGATCCCCCTCCAGATCGATCTGTGCGGCCCGTGCTGGCCTTGTTCGGCTGGCCCTGCCCTCTCGCACTGCTTGGTTGATGATCGCCTCGTCAGCAGCTCTGAGGCCCGCCTCTGGGGTCTTGCTGAGGGCACCGGCAGCACCGCCAATGGTGAATCCTGCGAGCCCTGCAATGATCACGTCATCCACTGTGCGGAAGGGGTCTTCCTGAGCCAGATAGCTCTCCACAGCAACGTTCTCGGCAGCGGTGACTCCGCCGATCCTGACGGCACGCTGGAGCTTGGTCAGGCGCGAGCCCCACATCGCCAGCGACCCTAGACCACCAGTGATGGCCCCTAGGGCGATGACGCTGGGATCGCCGACCGCTGCCAGCATGCGAAGACCGAAGCCAGTGGCCCCTGCCTCAGCCAGCATCTCCTCGTTGGCCTTGACTTCATCCAGGTTCTCCCGGATGGCCTGGGCGTGCTCCCAAGAGACAGCCTCGGCGAAGTGGTCCTCGAAGCGCTCCAGGTGGTCAGCATCGAGCCCACCATAGAGCCGCTCCTTCTTCTCCTGGTCGAGATCACCAAGGCTGAAGTCCGGGTCAGGCTCGAAGCCCGAGAGGTCAGAGGCTCGCATGAACCAGCTCGAGACCCACTCGGCTTCCATCGCTGCCCCGGCAAGTTCCAGAATGCCCGCTTGGTCCTCCTGGGCGCGCGCCTGTTCCCTGGCGAACTGCTCCTCCTTGGACGCATAGGACTCCTGCTGGAACTGCTGGGCCATGGGGTCACTGTAGGCCCGTCCCTGGGCGTCAGCGGTGCTGGGCTCGACAGTTTCCGTGTCGGGCATCTCGGTGGGGATGTCGGACCCGTAGAGGGCGTCGGTGTTGGTGAGATCATCAGCCATGATTAAGCCTCTCCTCGGCGCTTGAGTTCTTGATCGAAGTCCTTCCACAGCGGATCACCCCGTTCCTTGAAGAGATCACGGGCGGACTTCAGGGCTGGAGTAGCGTAGGCGTAGAGCAAACGCGGGTTTCCAGCGGAGGTGCGAGTGTTCGCCCGGCTGGTCTGCTGGTTGCCCTGCAGCGCCTCCATATTCTTCAGAGGATCGACAGGCTTGCCGTCAGGGCTGCGCACCTCGAAGTGCAGGTGAGGCCCGGTGGACTTACCGGTGGAGCCGACGGTCGCGATGTTGTCGCCGCGCATGACACGCTGGCCCTTCTTGACGTTGAGCGTCTCTGCGTGGGCGTAGCGGGTGACGTGACCATCAGGATGCTCGATCTCGACCATGTAGCCATAGCCCCCTCGCTTCCCGGCGGACTTGACGACACCCCCAGCGACGGCGGTGATCGGCGTGCCTGACGGTGCAGCGATGTCAACGCCTGTGTGCATCTTCTTGACCTTATCGATCGGGTGCATCCGCATACCGAAGTTCGAGCTGATTCGGCCCTCAGTCGCCAACGGCCAGACGGATTGGTCAGACGACTGTTGCCTTGTGTCAACCGAAGGTTCGACCATGAGTTCCTCTGGGGTCAGCTGGTTGTCGCCGCCCTGGCCATCCTCAGGGGAAGGAATCCTGGCGTTCATGATCATAGGGTTGGAGATCAGGTTGTCCTCGCCTGCCTGCTCGATCGACCGGATACGCTTCTGGCGCAGTGCCTCGCTAAGCACTCGCAGCTGAGCACTGGTGAAGCGACCAGCGGTCAACTCCATGGTCTCGCCGTTGGGCAGCTCCCAGGTCTTCTTGTCACCAGCGTTGACCACGGGGCCGAGCGACTTGGACTTCAGGGTCCAGACCGACTGCCCGCCGACAGTATCAGGGACCAGCGCAAGATCACCTGGGTCATCAATGCCCAGTGCCTCGCCGAGCCCTGAGGCGACATACTCGTCAGCCACGTACTCGGAGATGGTCTCGATGTTCGGTGGGATCGCTCGGTTACCCTTGGTGAAGGCGAAGCCGTTGATGGACATATAGTTGCCCTTCAGGGCATCGGTGGTGATCTTGAAGGCTTGCTTGGGGCTGAAGCCCATCTCCATCAGGGACCGGGCAGAGGTCTTGATGTCCCGCTTGATGCCCTGCCCGTTGATGACATCGGTCTGCCCACCCTGCCACCAGGACCGGGAGGCTGTCCCCATGACGTCACGAACGGCTTTCTGCAGGTGTTCGCTGCGATCACTCAGGGCTGAGGTATCGGTCAGCGGCGTGGTGTTCTCCTTCATGCGGGCGACCTGCAGCATCGCTTGATCGGTGTCACCCTTGAACTGGCCCTTCTCCAATGTGGCCACAGCCTCGTAGAAGGTCTTGGTCTCCTTGTCGACGCCAAGTGCCGATAGCGCACCCTGTGCCTTGAACTCCCTGTACCAGGCCATGGCTTCCTTGGCGGCATCCGGGGCCTTGCCCTCAACGAATGCCTTGGCGCTGATCAAGGTGGTCGCTGTCTCGAGCTTGTCGTTGATGTCCTCCCACTGGTAGCCACTCTGGGCCAGCCAGCTGACGGCATTCTTGGTGACCTGAGGCTTCTCTCGGGGATCAAAGCCTGGGCTTGTGGCCTCACCGAGGGCGATCGTGGCGATCTGCTCACGCAGCTCATCACCTTCCATGGACTTCATCTGCGTCGGATCGGTCTGGGAGATGACCTGCATGTCGGAGATGTCCCAGATGGCCGAAGGATCGGCAGCGACAGCGGCAGCCCACGTCTCGATCTCGGTGTTGACCCGCTGGCGAAGTTCGTCGTCGACCTGGCGCTTGGTGTACTCCTGCGCCATCTTGAGCCTGGACTTCTGTGAGGTCGCCTTGATCCTGGCGATCTGACTCGGGGTCCAGACATCCTTGATCCAAGGGTTGGCCTCGATGTCCTCCTGGATGTCTTCGCCCAGCGCAGCTCGATACTGCAGGTCCACCAGGAAGCCCTGGTTCACTTCACTGAGCCTGTCGGACTCACGACGCTTGGCCGTTTGTCTGATGGCATCGACCTGCTCGCGATACTTGCGCTTCCCAGCGATCGCAGGGATGGTCTCCCCGTCGACCCCTTGGCGCTCTTTCAGTAGCAGCTCCTCGACCAGCGACTCGTGACCCTGATCGGCAGCCCAAGCGGCAGTCTCGATGACCAGCTCGTCCATCTGAGCGTTCGACAGGTTCAGGTCAGTGCCCGGCCCGTAGCGCCCGTAGAGCCCCCGGACCCGCTGAGCGATCGCCTCAGGCGGCAAGTCTTCGGCCAGTCCCGCCTGGACAGCCGACAACGCTGTGCCGTAGAAGCCCTCGATGGCCCGCTCCTGCTGCTTGGCGGCTAGCGCGTTCTGCTGTTCGGTGCGGAGCTTCGGCAGGATGTCCGTGAGTTGACCCTTGATGGTCTCCTGGATGAGAGGGTCGTCGTACTCTTGGAGGATGGGATCAAGGTGATGGCTGAGGAGCTGGTCGACGCTGGTTTGCGTCAGATCGGTCTGCCCGGACTTGATCCCAGCGAACATCTTGGTCGCCGCCGAGTAGCCCATGCGCAGCGCAAACTGCTCCTTGAGGGCCTTGCGGTGGTTGGGGCCAAGCAGCTGAGCCTGCTCCTCGTAGAACGCTTTGGCCTCTTGGTCGTCCATCGAGTACAGCTCGTACTGCAGCTCTTCGGCCTTCTTGTTGCGCTCAGCCTCGAGATACTTCGAGATGTGACCTGTGATCTCTGGGACCACGGTTGACAGGGCTTTGCCCACCTGGTGCAGCGAGGACTCGTTGAGCCATCGGGCAGAGGAGCGCTCATAGGGGAGGGCAGCCTTCTCGGGCATCCTAGGCTTGGCATCGCGACCGGACTTGCTCGGCGCGGCCTTGCGGTCAAAGGTTCGTTGGTAGGCTTCAGTATCGACGGGGCTCGCCGCCGGTCGGAATCCTGGAGCGTTGATCGCCATCGTAGAGGTCTCCTCGGAGAAGTGATGAATCGGGTGATCAGTTGCTGTACTGGGCGTAAGTGGAGATGCCTTGACCGATAATGCTAAGGCCAGCCCCCAGCATGCTAGGACGGCTAACCGGCGGCGCGGGCTCCACAGGGTTGACAGGTGCAGGTTCATTGGGCATCTGAATGGGCTCGAACGAGAGGCGCGGCAGATTCAGGAGCGTGCTTTCGGCCTCGGCCTCGTAGCCTTCCATCTGGCGCTCAAGCTGACGCTGGGTCGCCTCGTTGCTCATGGTGTTCTGGGTGATCGCTGTGGACTCTTGGCGCTCGATCTCGCCGAGAAGCGCCTGAACAGAGTTGCCCCGGACACCTCGCTCGGCAGCGCCGGTTGTCACTTGGGCACGCTGGTCCTGGCCTTGCTGCTGGTAGCTCATGTTCGCCAGCTCGGTTGCGATCGCCTCTTCGGTCATCCTGGCCATGGTGGTTGCGAGCTTGCCGAAGTAGTTCTGTTGGACGTTGCCTTCGACCTTCTCGCGCCAGACCTTGTAGCGCTCAAACTCGTTCTCCCGGTAGTCCAGGATGTCCTCGACGTAGGCCAGCTCATTGTTGTACTGCTCGTTCTGCCAGGCTTCGACTTCGCGAGCGTAGCGCCTGCGGGCGGCAGTGATGGCCCGGTTGTGGGACGCTTGGGCATCAGCGGCGTCACTCTGGGCATTGGCACTCATCAAGCCGCCGACGACAGAGATGCCTGCTCCAATTGCGGCTGGTCCGCACATGATGTAAACCTCCAAAAGGCTTGAAATGGGAGTCCTAGAGGACTGAGGGTGTGGTTGACGTGCCCGGTGGTGAACCCTGCGTATTCCAGCCAGCGAAGATGCGCCTGGTTGCGGGTGTCCACGTAGTTGAAGAGCATGTCGTAGCTGCAGTCCTCCTTGGTGACGATCTCAGGGGTCAGCCGGGCGAAGGTGACCCATCGCTTGGTGATCAGGTCACTGCCCAGCATCCAGCCGACACCGACCGCAGCATCCTGTGGATGACGGGCGAACCCGAAGACAGCCACCAGTCCTTCCTCGGACTCGACGGTGTAGAGCTGCTCGGGCACTGAGACTCGGTAGGCCATCAGTAGGCCCGTCTGGGGATCGGCGTTGTAGAGCGCGGCCAACTCGTCCTTGTCGGCTTGGCGCAGTTGGATCTCAAAGAGATCGTCGAAGGCTAATGGGCGAATGTGCATGTCATTGGTACCTCCGTGACCGGGCGGTATACAGCGCCTCCCATTCGATGTTCAGCAGGTTCGATGGCAGCGGGCTGTCATTGCTGATGACGATGGATACGCCGAGGTTGTTGGCTGTGACAGGGAATCGGAAGACCCCGGTCTGAATCGCTGCAGCACCAATCGGGCTGTCCAGCTCATTCAGGGTGTACCCTGTGAACAGGTATTCGTAGGTGGTCCTGCCCTTGGGCGTCACAGCGACCTTGAAGTAGCCGGAGTCGGCATAGTTGATCGCCATCCTGCGAATCTGCAGGCGCCCGGATGTCGTCGCCCGGATACCGTTGGCTTCGGTGTTGCGCTCCCTGAGGACCAGGGGTGACAGCTCGGTCTCCATGGTGTAGCGCTGGCCGACGACCGCGCCTTCGCCTGTGGTGTCCCCCGTCACCCAAACGGCATAGTCGCCCTCTTTCTCGACGACAGGGATGATGGTTCCCGCTGGCAGTTCCCCGGTCCCGTCGGCGATGACCTGGAAGTCAGGGTTCTCCATCGCATAGGGCACGAGGTAGCGGGTGCGGTCTTGGTCGGGATAGTAGTCAGCCGCATAGTCCCCGGCGGTAACCTTGCGATCCAGATGGACACGCCAGACGAACCCTGGGTCGGTGTAGCCCTCGTCGATACGGATGCGCTCGAGCGTGGTGTAGGTCTTTCGGTTCATGACCAGGAACAGCTCGGCGTCGATGAACTTCGCGTACAGCACCTCTCCATCAGGGAAGGACCACTCGTGCCAAGCGGCTTGGGACAGGCCCCCGTTCGAGCCCTCGTACCATTGGTACACGGTGAGGGTTGACCGATCGGAACCACTGAGGACAACCAGCATGCGGTTCTGTGGACTCGCTGTGAGCCCGTAGACCCCACTGGGAATGAACGAGGTAACGTGTTGGGAGATGTCCCTGGGGACGATACTGAGGGACTGGCTGAGCCCTGACCGTTCCAAGACGAACTCTGTGATGGCCTCGTTGGTGCCGTTCGGTGTCGCGGCGAAGACCGATGACCCTGCGAGGGCAGGCATGGCCCTAAGGTCCGTCGGGTATTCCGAGAGAGGACTCACGGTGATCGAGGAGGGCGACAGGGGTCCATCGCTTGAGAGGACGTACTGCGTGTAGTCGGAGAACAGCAGCACTTCACCCCCGAACGGCACAGCCTCCCGGATCGCAGAGACGTTCTTGCCGCTGACCTGGAAGTCGATAGGATCAGAGGCCAACAGCTGAGTGGCAGTGCTTCGACCGAAGTTCAGGTAGGCCCCTGTGCGCGACATGCTCAAGGCGTTACCGGCAATAAAGCAGAGACGGTCGGCGTGCAGGAAGGTGTCCGAGATGGTGGTCCCTAGGAAGCTCGGCTGGGGGTTCGTGGTGTCATCGCCGCAATCGCGGGAAGCCCAGTCGCCCTGCCGGAACTCGAAGTTGCCATCAGGCAGGCGCACCAACAGGTGAGGCATGGTCGCAGGATCGAATGAATCCTTCAGGCCAGGCTTGAGAATTTCCTTCCAGACCCCCTTTTTGAGGGCAGCTGGGTCACCCTGGAACTGGAGGTAATAGGTGTCGTACTCCGAGCCCTCAGTGCCGATCACAGCAATCTGGAAGTCTCCGACGCCCACTTCAGGGAGCGACGTGAACGACTGAACCTCGTCCTTGATGGCCACGATCTGGGCATCGTCAGTGCTCGCAGTCACTTCGACATCAAAGTCATCCATGGCATCATGGTAGATGTGCAGGACGCTGAGGTTGGGACCATAGTGACAGTTGAAGCCGTCGACCCCTTCGATCCCGCCGTTCACCGAAAGCTGCCGAGCGATCTCTGCGGTCTGGACCGTGGTCTCGTCGGTGGCGTCCGTGGTGTAGGAGGCTGTCAGGGTCGAGCCGTCCTGCTTGGTGACGGTAATCGTGTAGGTGGTGTCATAGTTGCCTGCCCTGATCCACACGAGCGCCTCAGGGAGCCGTGGGTTGGTCGCGATGGAGTCCAGGGACCGTGTAGTGACCTCCTTGTTGGTGATCAGGGTGTAGTCGTTGTAGGTGGAGATGGAGAAGGACAGCTCTGGAGCGTTGCTGACGCTGAGATAGTCCTTGCCGTCTGCAAAGTGAATGGTCTTCTCGTTGCCTTGGAAGTCGAAGACCTTCAGGTCGCCGTCGAGGAGCACGATGATGTACTTCTCGAACCGGTCCCTGACGACGGTGTGCAGGTAGGCCCCGGACAGGTCATACCCCAGGGCGGTGATGTGTTCAGTGTTTGGACGCTTGCGAAGCCCATTGGCTGGCGAGGACACAGCGTTGACCTGACGCTCATGCTGGTTACTCGCTCGAAGCGTGAAGGGCTGTTGGGAAACGCCCCCAATCAGGTTGGGTAAGCTCTCTCGGACCAATCCCATGGGTTACCACCTCACTGTGCCGTTGCGGTAGACGATGCGCCCGACGTCCCAACTATCGCGGATCAGGTTGTAGTCGCCGAGGTTCGCGTCGTAGTTCTCTAGGGCGACTCGAGCCCGCAGCTCGTCCTCCCGGTTGAACCCGTTGAGGGTCTCCGAGCCGACGATACGGTCCTGGAACTTCCTCGCAGCCCTGACGTTGATGTACTCGCGGGCAGCTTGCGGTAGGGTCTCGAAGTCGAACAGCCAACAGACGTCGACCTTGAGGGCCGAGGCGAAGGTGTCGGTGTTGTTCCTGCGGTCGTACAGCCTGGTCCCCACAGGGATCACGTCGATGGTGGGATCAACCGCATCAATCCTCATCGCAGTCGGCGGCACGGTGATGTGCCCTTCGGAATCCGGTGTGAGGGGATAGTGCTTGTACGAGTTCCAGTGCCATCCGATTCCCTGAACCTCACGGCTGGTCTCGTGGAGAATCTGGCGAGCGAGGACAGCATCGACATTGCCGTCGATCTCGTCGGAGTTCACCGGGGATTCGCCGATCACCGAGAGCATCAGATTGATGGCCTCGAGTTCAGTGGTTAAAGCAGATGCCATGCCAATCCTCCGAAAAAAATGAAAAAAAGGGGAGCCCCTGTCGAAACAGGAGACTCCCCGAATGATCCTAAGGTAGTTAGGAATGCTGGCCCCCAGCGACATGCTCAAGGAGCAGAGGTCTCACTGAGGGTTACGTTCTGTCAACCCTTAGCCAAGGATGACGTCAGCCTCGACGCCAGCGGACGTGAGGTTGGTCTTGGTGTCGTTGGCCACCTCGACGGCGCCCTCAGGACGGAGCACACCGTGACCCACGGCATACTTGGCGACCATGAAGGTAGCCTGGTGACGGATCGAGTAGTCCATCTCCATGGCCAGGTCGAGCAGCTTGACGGTACCGATGGCGCTCGGGTGCATGACCATCGCAGCAGTCGCGCTGTAGTCACCGGCGTACTTCGCACCGGAACCCTGGTCGGGACCAGCGGCAACACCAGTGGTGATGTTGGACGACGGCAGGTTGTTGGTCATGATGACAGGCATGCCAGCGATCACCGGGACGTTGCCCATCGCGTAGCTGCCCATGCCACCGTAGTCACGGTTGAGCACATCCTTGTTCTCGATCAGGCGGAAGTATTGAGCCGGACGGACAAAGATGAAGCACTCATCATGCGGGACGTCCTTCTCCTCGAGCTTCTCGGCAGCCTTGTAGAGGGCCTGCACGAGATCATCGCCAGAGGTGAAGTAGTTGGCAGTGGCGGGAGCGCCGGTATAGTCGGTCGGCAGGACCAGACCATCACCATGACCCTCGGCACCAGCGATCGCAGCGAGACTGCGGGCAGCCTGTAGGCCAACAGCAGCGACGTGCTTGTCCATCTGGCGAGCCAGGGCCTTGCCCATCTCGTTCGAGTAGACGCCACGGACATCGTAGTGGTTCTTGGCCTCATCGATGTTCGCGATGGACTTGTGGGTCACCAGAAGGTCATCGATGGTGATGATCTTCTCAGCATGCTTGACCTCGCCACCGGTCAGCTCGTTGCCTGGAGTATGGTACTCGGCGTCGGCGACCTTACCGATCACGGGGAATTGCGCACTCTTACCCTGAGCGATCGTGCGAACCTGATGCTTGTCCATGAAGACGTTGGTCTCTGCGAACGAGGTCAGAACCTCACCAGAGAACACCTTCAGGAACAGCGCGTTGTCCTGTGCCCAAGTGCCGGTAACGGCGTTGTCCGAGCCAAGACGAGAGACAGTGAAATCAGCCATTTGAGCTTACTCCAATTAGCGGAAGTGAATGAAAGTTCATTCGCTCCACGTCACTCAAACGCCTAACGAACTCACACAAGGTTGTCCTCCGCAGAGGGCCATGGCTTGCGTAAGCGTTCATTCGTTCAGTGGTAGCGCTTTGCGCCCGTCTAAAGAGACGCAGCGTGGTAGCACTTCAATCGCTATTGGACATCCCAAGAGGCCCCAATGGGGCCACTCAGGATTCACTTGGGGGTTACCGGTCGAGCCAGTCGTCGACGGACTCCATGGCGGTGCGGTGTTGGGCCTTAATGACTTCACGTTCGCCAGGGATTTCCTTGGCGGTGAACGAGAAGATACCGGCGAGCACCTCGATGACCTTGTAGGCTTTGCCCACGAGCTTGTCGTCGGCAGGCGTGGGCGTCAGGTTGACGACAGCCACAGCCAGGCCGTGCAGTGCGGCGAGGGCGGCGAAGATGCCGTCGGCGTTCGCCATGAGAAACGTGATGATGTCCATTGGTGATTACCTCTAGGATGAGCTTCAGAAGAATTTCGAGTTGGCGACCCGCTGGGCCACTTCTTCGCGGTAGGCGCTATCGGCCTTGTAGCGAGGATCACGCATGGCCTGCAGCATCTCGCCTTGAGACCCGAAGCCACGGGCGGACGCTGGGGCAGGCTTGCCGCCGAAGAGGTTCGGCTCGTTGCCCTGGGCTGCGGCGTACCGGGCTTGGAGCCCTTGGACGGTCGCCTTGACCTGGTGGACATCGTTCGACTGCATGATCTTGTTGTAGGCTGCCACCTCGTTCTTATCGAGGTTCTGGCCTGCCCAAGCGATCATCTGGTCGTATGCTTCCTTACCGCCGACAGCGCTCAGAACTTCGTTGGTCTGCTGTGAGACGACAGCCTTCTGGCCATCAGCCCACTGCTTCACGAAGTCTTCCGGGATGCCGACCTTGTTCAGGGCTTCACGCTGGGACTCAGGAATCTCCTCGCCGTTGACCAGTGCGGACTGGATGGCATTGAAGTCGACCTGCTGAGGCGGCTGCTGCGGCTGGCTGAGCTTCTTCTCCAGCTCCTGGTATGCCTTGGCCAGCTCCGAAGGGTCTTTGAACTTCTCCGGGAGCCACTCGGGGCGATCCGACGGTTGCTCCTGCGGATGCTCCTGGGGCTGCTCCGAAGGTTGGCCTTGGTTGGTCTCCTGTCCGGTCGGCTGTTCCTGACCAGTGGGTTGCTCCGGGATGCCCCCGACGATCTGCTCGCTGTTCTGCTCTTGGTTAGCCATAGTTGACTTCTGTCACCTATTGTGAGTGGTTTAAGGTTGCTGCTGCTGCGGGTTCTGCTGGGCCTGCTGCTGTGCCATCTTCATGGCTTCAGGCCCCAGCTGCTGCACCATCTGTTGACGCTGGGCGGCTTGGCGCTCCTGGGCGATCTGTTCTGCAGACTTGACCAGCCCGTCCATGTCGATGCCTAGAGAGACACCGATGCGAGCGATGAAGTCCTGAGGATTGATCGACCCTGCGAAGGCTTCCGGTCCAAGCGTTCTCTGCACGAGATCACCGAAGGTCATCAGCCGTTGCAGCTCATGGCCTCGGCCTAGGGCTTCGAGTCCTGTCGTGATGGTCGGCTCGACTTCCTTGGGCAGCGGCGGAATCCGCTTCTGTCGGGTGAGCGTAGCGATCAGGCGCCGGACCATCGGCAGCTGCAGCTCCTGAGCGAGGATCGAGTAGACGCCACCAAGGGCATCTTCCAGCTCATTGGCTGTGATCCTGATCTCCTCAGCAGTGACGCGCTCGGCATCGCGCCGAACACCATCGAACAGCATGAAGGCTTGCGCCAGGCGTTGCTCGATCTTGCTGGACATCTCCAGGGCGACCCTGAAGTCCGCGTACTTCTCGAACTGCAGGACACTGACGTCCTCGGCCCGGCCCGAGCGCACAGCAAGGTTCGGAGCTTCCGAGATGTCCCGGATTCTGGTGAGCCCATTGGGGTTGACCAGCATGAGGAGCTTCGAGGCAGCGGCTGAGCCCTGCACGACCGCAGTGGTGAGCCCTTCGAGGGACCGCAGGTCACCGAGGTATTCCTCGACGTGGCCCCTGCCGTAGTCTTCACCGTCGATCTTGGCCCAACGCAGGGCGATCCAGGGGGAGCGCTCAATCGGCACGTTGCCCTTGGTCTGATCGATCACAATGTCCAGCGCTTCCTGGTGGAAGTAGACCTTGTTGCCGTCTCGGCGGACCCAGGTGTAGACGTCGATCTCGCTGGGCTTGCCCTCCCCTTCCTGGGAGACAGGCACTTGCTCGGTGATCTCCTTGGGCAGTGCCGACGGGCTGATGGACTCCTTGGTGACCAGTTCAAGCAGGTTGCCCTCAGCGTCTCGCTTGCAGACATAGCGATCCAGCGAGTACACGCGCATGCCACCATCGGGCGGTAGGTAGAGCAGGGCGTTACCGACGACCATCAGATGCTTGAGGCCCTCAAAGGCCGACACGCGGATGGTTGAGGTCTCGATCTCGGACATGATGGCCCGCTCGATCTCGCCGAGGGCCTTCTCGACGTCTGTGCGTTTGCTCCCGTCACCGCCAGTCAGCGATTGCAGGGCGAAGTCGCTCAGCTGCAGCCGAAAGAAGGGATTGCTGGGCGGCAAGAGGGCCATCAGGAGCTTCGACGCCAGGTTGTTGACGCCTCGAGCCCCGAGTCCCTGGTAGGGGGTCGGCAGGTCCGACGTGCTGTTGTGGCCATCTCTGGGGAGCAAAGCAGGGATCGTGAGTTCCGAGGCTTCCCTGCCCCGATCAAGGTAGGGTTGTCGGCCAGGTTCCAGTTCCATGTACCGGCCTTTCGCTGTGGATGCAGCCATGCGTTAAGCTCCTGGGATCGTGAGAAGGTTGCGCCGCTTGGCCCGCTTGAAGTTGTCTTGCAGCACGACGTGCGTTGAGCCCTGCTGGTCACCCTCGTTGGCGATCAGAAGGTCAGATGCTGAGACGCTTTCCTCGGGGGGCGGCGGTGGCGCAGCAATCTCCTCCTCGACTTCATCCAGCTGGTCGTCGTTGTAGTCCTCGACCTCATCATTCAGGTCGTCGGCCCGGTCCTCGACCTCATCCGCGTCATCGCGCATCCCTGTGTCGTCGGCCCCACTCGAAGAGCTATCGCCTGTCGCTTCTTGTTCTGGCCATAGGTCTTCCTGGCCATTACGCCCCCAGGCGTCCCAGTCCTGCGCATCAGTCCCATAGATGTTGAGTCCGCCGGACCACGATCGGCGCCTCTGGGTACGTCGGGCACCTCCGGGAGGGTCAATGCCCAAATCCTTGTAGAGGTCACCAAGCGAGTCGTACTCGTTGCCTCCATACCTGTAATTCATGATGTGTTCTAGCCTCCAGGGTCGTCATTGGTATTCAAGATGTCCCTGGTCTGTTCTTCGTGGATGGCCTTGAGGTATCGAACGACCTCTCGTGCCCCCACTTCCCGCCAGATACGACGCTCATCCCAAGCTGGATCAGGGCACCGCTCAGGGAATCGCTCATCAAGCGCCTCCAAAAGGTCTCCAGGGATTCCAGGGAATGAGGTGACTTGGGGATTACTTAGGGTGTACATTTCGCACTCCTATATGGGGCGTCATTTTGCTTATCGGATCAAGGCGATAAGACCTGCAACCACCTGATCCAATCGCAACAATTGCTCGTCAATCAATTCGTCCCGAGTCATCTCCTCCTGATCGCTGGCTAACATCAGGGAATCCTCGCGGACCCGCTGAACTCGAGCTTTCCAGCCGCGCTTGAAGGTGCTCCAGGTCTTGAGCCGCTGCATGAAGGCCAAGCGTCGATCGCAGATGGCCTCGATGAGATCGGCAGTCCCGTGACGGTTGACGTGCGCTGTGACTGCGGTGAGCGTGCGGGGTCCGAACGCACCATCAGGCTTAGCACCGACGACACGCTGGACAGTCTTGGTTGCCTGACGTGGACCGCTGTTGACCGCATAGTCGAAGACGCAATAGTCCACCCCAGCAGGCAGCTGATCGCCCTTGATGGGCAGCCAATAGCGCTGGCGGTAGATGTGGGCCACCTCTTCATCGGTGATCCGCTTCAGGTCATCCACAGTGGCGTTATCGCCCATGACCGATCGGTAGGTGCGCAGGGTGATGCCGCGATTGGTGTGCCCGCCGGGGTCAAGTGGGTGGTTCACATAGCCACCTTCCGATTCATCGAGGGCCTCGAGGGCGAAGTCGTCAAAGGTTTGTCGCATTACGGTGGTCTCCACAGTGAGTTGTTGGAGCGTCCCTGCTCAGTGTAATTCCGTTCTGTCAACCGTCAGTCACAGGTACGATCGCCGGTCACAGGATCGAACGTGCATGCCTCGACGGCTTCCTCGGGCGTCTCCTCGTCGACAGGCTGGGCCTGCAGGATGCCGAAGCGCTTGCCTGCCGCTCGGAAGGTGGTCATGCCCTTGGCGCCATCCATGTAGCCCTGCAGGTACAAGCCTTTGAACTCGTCGTAGGGCACTTGATCGCCGACGTTGCAGGTCTTGGAGCAAGCAGAATCGACCCACTGCTGAGCCACGGCCAGAACATTGACGTGTTGCTCGGCGGTGACTTCATCGGCAGTGGCTCCCCGAATCCCAAGGAACCTGTAGCCGTAGTCCTGCACCTTCTCGATCTTGGCGCCATCGAAGGTCTGGATGGTCCGCTGGTACTCGAGGGTGTAAGGGGGCTCGATGCCTGAGGACACGTTGTCGGCGGTGATCGAGATGGTCCCTGTCGGCGCGATGGACAGCAGGTGACTGTTGCGGATACCGAACTTCAGCACTGCGTCCCGAATCTCAGCAGGCATGCGCTGCATGAAGCCAGACTGGATGTACTTCTCCCGGTCCAACAGCGGGAAACTGCCCTTCTCCTTGGCCAGGTTGATGCTGGCGTTGTAGGTCTCCCAAGCGATGAACGAGAGCACGTCAGCCTCAGCCTCGAGGAACGCCTGCGTGCCGTAGCGATACCCGCAGGCTTCCAGGGCGTTGGCCAGGCCGGTGACGCCTAGGCCCATGCGGCGCTTGTTCTTGGCCTCGATCTCCTGCTCGGGCAACGGGTAGGTCGTGCGGTCGATCACGTTGTCCATGGCCCGGACGACATGCGGGATGTCCTCGGCGAGCTGCCGGTAGTCGAGCCCCATCCCCTTGCCATCGTCGCGTGGCTTGAGGTACTTCACCAGATTCCAAGAGCCCAACAAGCAGGCACCGAACGGGGGCAGCGGCTGCTCTCCGCAAGGATTTGTGGCAGCGATCTGCTCGCAGTACCAGAGGTTGTTCTCTTCGTTGATCCTGTCGATGAAGAGCACGCCGGGCTCAGCCCAGTCCCAATTGGTGCGCATGATCTCGTCCCAGAGATCGGTGGGGTCAATCCATTCGTAGATGCGCCCGTCGAAGCGCAGCGGGAACTTCTGGCCTCGCTCGAGGTGATCCATGAACTCATCGGTGACACCGACGGAGATGTTGAAGCCGTTGAGCTTGTCGCTGTTGCGCTTGGCGCGGATGAACTGGAGGATGTCCGGGTGGTCGATCCGCAGCACAGCCATCTGAGCACCTCGGCGGTGACCGCTGGAGGCAATGGTCTGACAGACGGCATCGAAGATCGACATGAAGCTGACAGGGCCACTGGCCTGACTGTCGAGCGACTTGATGCGATCCCCTCGGGGGCGAATGTTCGAGAAGTCGTAGCCGATGCCTCCACCGAGGCGCATGGTCTCCGCAGCTTCAGTCGCGCGCTGCATGATGCTGGCCATGGAGTCTTCGATGGCGCCACTGACGAAGCAGTTGTAAGCGGTGACGGTCTTGAGGGCGCCCATGGCGGACTGGACTCGGCCCCCAGCGAGGAACCCCTGATCCAGCAGGATCGGCTTGAGCGCCCGGAAGTGCTCAGGGTTATCGGCCAAGGCCCCAGCGTTTCGGACCATCGCATCCCTGAAGTTCTCGCCGTCTTGGCGATACTTCATCTGGTGCATCTCTCGAGCCAGCGGGGTGACCGGCCCGTACACAATGTGGTTCTTCTCTGTCATGGGGTTCTCTCTGTCAACTTCAATCGGTAGCGGTGGGGAAGATCAAGGACTCGATGTCGGGCTCTTGGTAGTTCGGCCCCTTCATGACCTTGCCGGTCTCCCGATCACGGATAGGCTGGCCATCGAACCCCAGCTTGCTCATGTTGGATTGATGGACCGCTTGGATCACTTGTTCTCCAAGCTCAGCCTCCTCCAGGGCACTCGCGGTCTTGATGGCAGTCGCTGCCGCCTCACGCAACACATCGAGGTGAGCCTGGGGGATGTCTTCCTGTTCGATGGGGTTCAAGCGGAACGCTCGGTCATAGCCGGTAGTGACGTAGGCCAGGTCAGCCAGTTCCTTCATCAAATGGGCACAGGCTTCCTTGACTTCCTTGGTCTCCTCATCGATCAGGTTGGCCCACAGCTCGGGGTCATCCGGTGGAGTGAACACAGCACAGAACTCATCGAGCATCTCGGGGAGGGATTGACTCATCGTTTGGCCTCACAGTGGGGAATAGGTTGGGTGAAGATCGTCGGGCTCCGCGACCGCTGCCGGGTGGTTCGCCTTGACGACGCGATCGAGCTGATACTCAAGGTAATGAATGGCCTTCTGCAGGTCTTCCTCTCGGTCATCCTTCGAGCGCAAGAGATACTTCAGGGCATTGCCTTCCCAGAAGTTCAGCCCGTACTCTTCGATGATGTCCCAGGGCTGGATGCTGTGCTGCTTGTAGTGGTTGCCGCCTACTTGGTAGGCTCGCGGGTTGGACATGCTTGTGGCCTCCCAGGGTTGGGCTGAATGAGCTGAGGGAACGCTAGGCACAGGTAGGCCACAGCGTCGACGTTCATGAGGTTGATCGGGGGAATGGGAACTCCCCCGGTTCGATGCGTGGGTACTGCTAGCCTTCGGGTGTCCATGGGCGCACCCCTCGCTTCTTGCTGTACTCACCCTTGCGGAGAATCCTTGCGACCTGCGCCTGGACCAGTGCTTCCTCTGCTGAGGACTTGGCCTTGACATAGGCAGGCACGATGACGTCCTTCCAGATCGCTGAGATGTCCTTGCTGTCGATCTTCCCGTCGTCCGGCAGGAGCGCTTGGGCGCGCTTGGGGCCGATCCCTGGGCAGCCTGAGTAGCCGTCAGTGGTATCGCCGGTCAGCGCCTGGTACAGGTGCCACCAGTTGGCCTCAGGTTCGCTGATCTCCAAGACATCACTCTCGAGATCACGTAGGTACCTACATGGGATGGTCTTCAGGTCTTTGTCGATCGACCAGACGATGCTGTCGCCCTTGTGACTGCCGGTTGCCCAGACCCCTAGGATGTCATCACCTTCCAAGGACGGAACCACGAGGGCACCGAGGTTGGCGATCAGGTGTTCCCGGATGGCGATCAGGGCTAGGGGCTTCTTACCTCCCTTCCTGTTTTCCTTGTAGGTCGGCAGGATGTCCTTGCGCCAATTCCAAGCGGTATCCGTGAGGGCCAGTTGGTAGCCGTCAGCTCCGACGGTTTCCACGGCTTGGTCAATCCATCGTTCCGCTGTGTCAACTGCACGGTCGGCGTCGACATGCCAGGTCCAGAAGCCCGGCTCCCATTCGATGGCTTCCTCGATGACCTGCGCAGCCTTGTAGGCCACGACGTCAGCATCAATCAGTAGCATCATCGCGTGTTCTCCTGTTGCTCGTAGTCCATCCAGTTGACGATGAAACGCTTGCACAGGCTCGAGCGCACGATGTCACTGGCGCTGAAGTCCACCACCGGCACATCCATATCGTACTGCTGGATGATCTTCAGGAGAGTGGTGAGCCCTGATCGGCCTTTGAGATCGGACTGGAGCACGTCGCCGTTGACAACGACCGTGGTGTCCTCGCCGAGCCGAGTGACGAACATCTTCATCTGATCAGGCGTGGTGTTCTGGGCCTCATCGAGTAGGACGAAGGAGCTGTTGAACGAGCGCCCCCGCATGGTCTCGAAGGGGACCATCTCGATGGTGCCTCGCTTGAGCCCGACGTCCACTGCGCCTGCACCCATGCGTTCCCGCAAGAGGCTGAGCTGTTCAGCGAACCATTCGGACATCTTCTCGATCATGGTGCCTGGGCGGTATCCGATCGGGCGACCACTGGCCTCATTGGGACGGGTGAGGATGATCTTGCTGATCCCGCCGAAGGCTTCACCGTCGATGTAGGCATCCGCTGCCATGATGGTGGGCACGTAGGTCTTGCCGGTCCCTGGGTAGCCCGTGGTGATCGTCATCTGGTGGGCGTTGATGGAATCAATCAGTCGATCCTGATTGGGCGATTGGGGGATCAGAGGCGCTCGCTGCCTAGGGGCATTACTCACGAACTTCTGCTTCTTCTGCCTCTTGGTCATTGGGAATACTGACTCCCGTCTGCTGTTGGATGGCTTGCCAGGTCACTGGGAAACGCTTGGCGACTTCGGGCACGATGAACTGCTGGACCCACTCACGGGTTTCAGTCTGGGCAGTCGGATGGGATCGCTCGCGGATCAGGTGGAGCCAGGCCAA